GAATTCGTTCCCAGAGCAACAATTTAAAATCAGTGAGGACATAAAATGAAGAAATTAATTCTTGCGTCTGTGATTGCTCTGACACCTGTTGTTACTCATGCAGGACTTTGGATTCTGCTGTGACAAGTGATTGGCCAACTAAAGAAGCAGAAGTTCGCTATAAGGTTGGTGTCTATGGATATGATGTTCGTGTATACGAATGGACTCCTGTAGATAATAAGAATGTGAGATGTGTGTTTGTCGCTGGTAGCGAAAACTCTTCTGGTGTAGCATGCTATCCAGTTGAGAAAGAAAAGAAAGAAGATTGAGATTTAGTGGGGTATGGCGAAGCGGTCTAACACCCAAGGTTTTGATCCTTGTATTCCTCGGTTCGAATCCGAGTGCCCCCCCTTCCAAGTTTTTTGCCCGGATAGCTTAGCTGGCTAGAGCAGCTCACTTGTAATGAGAAGGTCGTAAGTTCGACTCCTACGGCGTCCACCAAATTGTTGATTTTACGGGCAGCTGTCTGTAAAAGGACAGGGTGACACCTGTTCAGTGTACTTAAGGTTTCGCTCAGGAAAATGGCACAAACTCTTCCGGCAAAACCACAAGACAATAGCGATGTAGCATGGTGAGAGTCCAAACGGCGTGTGTTACTGGCATCGTGGCGGAATCTTAATGCACAATTTTTAAAGGCCCTAGGGACCATCTGGGAATGGTATCTGCCTGTCTAGCAGAATGTTGCGAGTTCGAATCTCGTTTAGGGCGCCAATAATCAGGGCGTAGCGCAGATGGTAGCGCACTAGCTTTGGAAGCTTGTGGTCGTAGGTTCGAGTCCTACCGTCCTGACCAATTTAATAAAGAAAATTATATTATAGAGAGTAATTTTAGCTGGTGCTAAAGATCGCCTGCTAAGCGATTCGTCTGGAAACGGGTGTGGTTCAATTCCACCGATCTCTGCCAGATTGTAACAATATACTTTACATTTTGCTAAATTTTATGTGAAATGTAAAGTATATTGTTACAATTTTAATGCCTGACCTCTGAGAGGAGACGAGATTCCAAACTTTGTCAGCCATTCTGGTAGGGTAGTACAACGGTCAGTACAGTCGGCTGATAACCGACAGATGAAAGTTCAATTCTTTCCCCTACTACCATTTTACGTGTTCATTAATAATGGACAGAGCAGTTTTGTGAACAAGGGTGCGTAGCTCAATTGGCAGAGCAGCTGGCTTTTAACCAGCAGGTTGAAGGTTCGAGTCCTTCCGCACCCACCATATAACCAACTGAGGATTTTGATATGAATTCTAGGAAAAAAGACCTACAAGAAGAATTGGCTAAAATTGAAAAGGAAGAGGAATGAGCTTACAGCATCGCAAGGGAAAGTTGGAACAGCGTATGCGCAGGGAGCGCAAACGGTTGAATGCGAAATACCGTGCGCTGATCCGACGTGTAGAAGAAGAGTGCGAACAGCACGACGCTCGCACCGGCTTTTATGTTTCAAACTTTCTAGGCGAACCGTTTGTTTATAAAAAATGTGTTCACTGTGGCAAAATCGAATCGAAGATTAGAAAGAACGAGAAAAATGTCTAACACTAATAACAAGCTGCCAGGCGCAGCTAAGGAGGAAGGTCTGATGCGTACATTTGTAACATCAGACCTTTAGCTACATTTTGGACATAAGAACATTATGAAGTTCTGTCCTAAGACACGCCGTCACTTAGTTGATGCTGACCGACTGGACAAGGCTTTAGCCGTTGATTCTTTGACTGTTGAAGAGATTCATGCTGCTTATTCAGAGTACCAGAACTTGGACGAAAAGCAGCTAAAGAAGGCTAATCAGGGCGAGTGGGAATTCCTTACTAACCAGATGAACGAGAATATGGTTAAGGCATGGAATGCCACTGTTAACCCAGAGGACCTTGTTTATATCCTAGGCGATATTGCGTTTATGCCAGGTGACAAGGCTGCAAAGTTCCTTCATAGAATGAACAGCCGCAAGATACTTGTCGAAGGCAACCACGACGTAAAGCAGCTCAAGGACAAGAATTTTCGTGAGTGCTTTGAAGAAGTTCACAAGTACCTTGAGATACAGTGGGATAAGCGCAAGCTAGTGATGTTTCACTATCCTATAATGGAGTGGAACCAGATGTACCGCGGCGCACTTCACTTTCACGGACACTTACACGGTTCACCAAGTGGGCTAGAAGAGTACCGTGCACGTGACATGGGATACGATGCTACTGGACAGATCGTAATGCTCATGGAAGACGCGATCGAAGACGCTCGCAAGGGAGAGATCAAAGGCCATCACTGATGACAGATGAGAAAACTGCAAAGGACGTGATAGGACGTCCTATCAAGCAAGGTGACTACGTCTTTTACTATCAGAATATCGATATTATTAAGATAGACGTTGAAGGACATGAATTAGAAGTTCTACAAGGAATGTCTAAAATGTTAAAAAGAGATAAGCCTAAAATTATTATTGAACTTTTATCAGAAAAAGATATTCTTAAATCTGATAAATTCTTAAAAGAATTAGGTTACAAATTTAAAATGAGATGCGACGATAGAAATTACATATATGAATAAAAATTCTCAATAAAATTTACAGATTAGAAAATTACTGTTATAATAGATTTTGTCATGAATCATGAAAGGAAATAATAGAACATGTTTAATTACGGTGATATTGTAAAAGTAAATAATGAAACTCTTGAGACTAATCAATCCAAAGGTCGTGTTATTAATATTAGAGATGATGGACTGATTAGTGTCAAGCTTAATACTAATTTTGTCATTCATCGAAGCGGATATGCCACTCATATTGTTCGATACAATCCAAAGAATTTAGAACTCATTAAAACTCAAGCTGAAGAGGAGAGTGTATTAGCTCATCTTTATGGAGCAATAGAAAACGACTTTGATAAAGTATGTTACAACGATTATGTCGTTTGTCTTAATATCCAAGATGCTCGTGAAGAAATTGCCAAAATGATTGAATGGGAAAAGAAAACTGGTATGCAATATTTCTGGGTTACAATTAATCATATGCCTAGACAGGTAGATATTGAAAAGCAGCAACCAAGACTTGTAAAAGTCCATTAAGGAGAAAGTGAATGTCTAATCAGAAAGGTCGTGACGGTAAAGCTCAAAAGCAATATTATGCAAGCTACAACTATGAAGCAAATCGCAAGAAGCGTTTAAATCGACATCTTGCTAGACAGCCTAATGATGAGCATGCTAAAAAAGCTCTGAAGAATATTCATCATCGTGGTCCACGTAAGTCTGAGAATCGTCTCGGTTGGATCAATCGTTTTGAGACTATCGAAGGATTTGTTACAGAGAAGAAAGATGACAAAGGGTTTCTGTACGAAAACATTGGTGGTCCGGAAGATGCATTCCAGCGTGCATGGATGGCAAAACATGTTCGTGATGTTAATCGTCGCCATCGCCACGAAATAGAATTCAACTCAAAGAAAAAATCTAAAAGGTAAATTGAAGAAGGAGGAGGATTAACGTTCTCCTCCTTCTTATATTGGAGATTCAAATGCCAATAGTTAGAGCCATTAGCGGATTGATTATCTATATCGCTTCTGTTGTAGCATTGACTGCAATTATATTGCTAGTAATTCATTGCGGTTATTTTGTTATTGAAGGATCATGGACTTGGTTGTGGCAAGAAAACAGAACTCATTTTGCAATTCTTGTTTTAGTCTCAGGAGCTCTTGCTAACTGGTTCATTGAAGATGAATGTAATGAAGAATGCAAGAAGGATAAATCATGAAAGATTTTTCGTTTGACTTTGAAACCGTTGCTCAATCACCAGATGCAGTCGTACTATCATGTGCATTGATTGTTTACGACAGAGATAAGCTTGAAGATTTTCAGACTTATCGTGAAAAAGCATACTACTGGAAATTTGAGTTGAATCATCAGCTCGAAAGAGGTCGTATCATTGATCCACGTACATTGGACTGGTGGGATAAACAAGACCCAGAAGTTCGTAAGTCTCAGTTTGAACCAACAAAAGATGATATTGAATTAGGACAGTTTATTACAGATTTTAAACATGCTCTGATTCGAGAAAGTGTCACTAAAGGTACTAAAGGATATGTTCGAGGTCAGTCATTTGATTTTCCTATTCTGGGTAATATCCTTTTGATGTTCAAAGATGATTCTGATCTAGATGATTGGTCTAAGAATCAAGCTTTCTACCCAATTCCATTCTGGGATCAGCGAGACATTCGTTCTTATATCTCTGGTCTAATGGTATCACATGATGTAACAAAAGTTCCATTGCCTAAAGGAACACTAAACGGATTCAAGCATCACGATCCTATTGACGATGTTGCTCGAGCAATCATGCATATCAAGCACGCTGAACTGTATGCAGCCGACGAAATGGATATGCCTGAAGAATCTGACATGGATGAATTTTCATATAAGTGAGGTGAAGAATGGGTTATTGGCACTTGTGTCCAAACTGTAATGAAGCAATTTTTGATAGCCCGACAGAAGTTGAGATTCTGTCGGGCGTTTACAAATGTCCTAATTGTAGTGAAGATCTTCGGGGATTCATTGACGAATATGAGAAGATTGAAAAAGTTGAAGCGTTTCTAAAACGAATATCGGATATTGAAGAAGCTCTGAAACAAATGAATATGAAGTATATATAAATAAAGGAGTTGATATTATGAAATCAAAAGCTCACAGGCAAACACAATTTAGAACAATATCTAAACTCAGCAGGATAAGACAATGACTATTACAATTAAAGAACACCAAGAGATCAACGAAGCAATTCAATCAATCGATGCTCAGTTTACAGACGACCTAATTGATAAAGCTGAGTACTACGATATTGAAGAAGACGAAGTTACTCTGATGACAACTGTTACGATCTATGATGTCAACGGTGGTGTACTCACAACAGCGAATGTTGAAGATTACGATACTGCTTATGCATACATGGAAGAGATGTTTGATCTTGAGCCGCTTGACGATGAAGAAGTTGACCCTGATGCAGCTGCGATTAATAGTCGTTACGGTCACAACGCATAAAAATTCTTATATTCCATTTACAGATTTTGAAAACTGTAGTATGATTGATTTACAGGTTGAGAAAAACCTGTCTATTAAACAACTACGAGGTAATATGTTTATGAGAAAAGCTACAATTGATTATGATGGAATTGGGATTGTGAATAACCGTGGTAACTCTAATTATTGGGGTGTCTCCACTGACCCGTACTATGATCATAAGTTTCGTGTGATCGTTAATTTGAATGATAGGATTTACACCTTCCTTTTATCTAGAGAATTTACTGAGAAAGATGCAGCACATATCGCAAAGCATCTGTATAAGTATCGTCTTAAGCATATTAATCTCCCTACTCGGATTTACATCCAAGCAAGAAAATTTAAGAATCTGGTTTACATTGTCGATTTTATAAATCAAAAGATTGAAGCATTTAGCAATTCTTTTGGACTTTACGACGATAGTTTGGAAGAGTTTTATTGGGAAGAGCTTTGGCTCTCCCTTTGTGGCGATGTTCCCGTAGTTAAACCAACTCCTGTTGCAATGTCAAAACAGAATTCGTTTCTTAAAGACCTCACTGACATGGCTGATCCATTCGATCTTCCAGCGTCTGACAAGGAATTGATTCGTGAGTTTGTATCAAATGTCATGTCAGACAAGATGTCTATAAAAGGAAGGCAGGTTCTGAATACATTTGCAAAAGTTCTCACTGAATGAGAGAATGAGAAATATCTGGGAAGCTTCGGCTTCCCTTTTTTTCTCTATAAAAAATTTTGAAAAAAATGAAAAAAACTATATACAGAACCTAATTTGTTTGATAAAATGGTATCATCAAATAGAGGAAACCACAAAAACCTCTGATTTGAAAAACCGAAACTAAAATGAGAAGGTACTATATCATGGCTAAGCAAATCGCATTCGAAACTCAAATCGACATCGCAATCGCTGTTCTGAACAGTAACACAACCAAGAAGCAAATCGCTGCCGATTATGGTGTGTCTTCTGACTCTGTTCGTCACTATGCTAACAAGCATGAAGATGAAGCTCGCAACATCATTTCCAAGATGGCTGATATGACCGATGAGTCCGAAACTACTGATGAAGTAGAAAATGATACTGATAAAAACGACGCAACAAAATCAATGGAAGAAATAATGAAAACTCTGAACTCAAATCAACAAAAGATTCTGACTGACTTCTACAATAAGCGTGAAGAAAATACTGATTTTGTAAATCGTGTTGGACAGCGTGGCCGGAATCCAGACGGTGTAAAATCAATTCGCCAACTTATAATGGAAGTTATTGATACTCACTTTCAAGAAAAAACTCTTCTTAGAGAAAATCGTCAAAAAATTGTCAAGCAAATTATGGATGCAACTGGGCATAATCGAGTCCAATCAGCAAAATATTTCTCAGGTTACAAACGTCTCTTCGGTGGATATCAAGACAAGTAATCTTAAATAACATAGCACAACTGATGGGATGGTGTATAATTACACCATCTCTTGTTTTGTTTATAGAAGAAAACTTATGATCATTATTGTTGAAGGTATGGATCGTTGTGGCAAAGACACACTGATCAAACATATCAGAAAGCACAAGCTCAAAAATGTTAAGACTATGATGATGCATTGTGTGTCACCACCTTCAGGAGCTCCAATGCATTGGGCTCTAAAGCATTACACAGAACTTCTCTCTCACATTACGAAAATGTCTGATTGTGGTTGGGATATCATTCTTAATCGCTCTCATCTTGGTGAAGACGTTTACGGCCCTATCTATCGAAACAGACCAGCTGAATGGGTTTACACATTGGATGCTCAGTTCTTTTATACGCGCGACGATGTCATGTTGGTTACTGTTGTAGACAGTCCAGAGTGTGTCATGAGTAGGGAAGACGGAGATAGTCTATCTAGTAATATTGATGACATATCAAAGGTACGAGAGAGCTTTATACGTGTTCATAGCAAATCCCAAATTAAGAATAAACTTCTTTACGACTATACAGAAAATTCAACTTCTTTAAAAGACATGATACGTGGAGTCGATTTTCAAATAACAGACAAACTTCCAGACAGGGGATACTTTAATGGAGATGCCTAAAGTAAATGATATACGAATTCAATTTGACAACATGCTTAAGCACGAGCAATTCACAATTGATCGTACAGGAGTGAAGACACTTGAAATCATCGGAGCAACATTCATTGCAGACGAAGACTGTATTATCAGAGAACCAAACAAAGATTACATTCAACGAGAGCTTGATTGGTATAAATCACAGTCACGTTACGTCATTGACATTCCAGGAAAAACACCAACCATTTGGCAACAAGTGTCAGATGACTTTGGCAAAATTAATTCCAACTATGGCTGGTGTGTATGGTCGGAGGAAAACGGAAATCAGTTTGATAATGTCGTCAACGAATTGCGGAAAAACCCGAATTCACGAAGAGCAGTAATGATCTACAATCGACCAACTATGCATATTGATTACAATGAAAACGGTATGAATGATTTCATGTGTACGTATGCAAACACATTCTATATTCGTGATGGTAGACTTATCAGCCATTACTTAATGAGATCTAATGATGCTGTGTTCGGATACAACAATGATTACGCCTGGGCTAAATATGTTCAAAAAGAACTTGCAGATGAACTTAATATTGAAGTTGGTGATCTAATCTGGACTGCTTCTAATTTACATATTTATGAAAGACACTTTGGATTCCTTGTAGACTGGATAAATAGTGATACGAAAGGCGCCAGCACACTCTAGAATGAATTTTAAAACTAACTAAGGATAACCTATATGAAATACACATTGATTCGTAGTCAAGGTTTGAAGTAGGTTAGTGTCAACAAACGTACATTGTTATATATATTGACAAGAGGATATTACATGATAAGTCACATCGTTATACCAACATTAGGTAGAATTCATAATCAAATAACATATAATAATTTACCTGATAAGTATAAAAATATAACTAAATTTATAGTCCAACATCATGAATTTGAAAAAATGGCAGAGTTATATGGAGACAAAGTTATATGTTTGCCAAAAGAAATAAATACTATAGCACCAACAAGAGAATGGATTTTTAATAATTTTAAAGATTCACGTCACATGGTATTTGATGATGATTTGAATTTTACAGTAAAAGAACCCAATAAAGATTTATCTGATGGTGCACCAAAATGGATATCTTGGAAATATACTGATTCAGATTTTGATGATATGTTTAATACTATTGATTCTTGGATGGACGAAGGTATTGTTTTTGGTGGATTGGGTACTACATGGATTGTGCCTAGCATAAATCTATGGCCATATAGCGAAAATTATAGAGTTATGACAAACACTTTTTATAATGGACCTTTATTTCCAGTTGATATTAAATGGGATAGAGTGCCAGCAGCTGAAGATTTTGATGTAACTCTCCAATTGCTAACTAGTGGAATTAAAAATAGAATTTCTACAAAATATATGGTTAATCCATCAGATACAAATACTGACGGAGGTTGTTCTGTATGGAGAAATATAGATGTGCATAACGAATCGCAAATAAAGTTATCAAAGTTGTGGCCAGATTTCGTAAAAACTAAAGAAAAGACTGCTAAATCTGGGCCTTGGAAAGGATTAACTAAATTAACTACACATATTCAATTTAAAAAAGCTTATAAATATGGTGTTGCTAAATTAGAAAATTCAGAAAATTCACTATTTAGATCGTATATTTAATGAATAATCATAAAATTACATTCGCCCCGCTCATACCACTTATTGGTGGATTTCCACTTGGTGCTGAATTAGCTTTAAATGTACCACCATCTGCTATATATAGTTATAAAGGATTTGAATTAAATGATTCGCACTATGTAAATTATCAACAAAAAATAAAAAATAGAAACATTCCATATGTTTCAATAGACGATAAAGAAGACTTAGATCCTGTTGATATTGTAGTATGTACTCCTCCGTGTGCTGGATTATCTTCTTTTAACTCTAGTAAGAATCCTGATTCACACGGCCCTGGGTGCGCGCAAAATGAATGGATGTATATTAGTATAACAGATGCTATTAAAAAATTAGATGCTAAAGTCATATTAGTTGAAAATGCTCCAGCTTTATATACAAAAAAAGGTAAACCGGTTGTAGATAAAATATATAACATAGCTAAAGAAAATGGTTATTCTTTGACTTTATATAAAACCTCAACTATTCGTCATGGAATTCCACAAGATAGACGTAGATGTTTTGCTATTTTATGGAAATCTAAAGTTGCACCTTATATGAATTTTTATAATCATAGTTATGACAAATTTGACGATTACGTTTTATCATATAAGCCTAATAGTATTAATTTAGATCATACTAACACAAAAATATTAAGTGATTCGTATTTTAGATTTTTAAGTTATAAATTTTGTAATCTAGATATACGACAAATGGTAAAAGATAGTAATACAAAATCAGTTTTGCAATTTGTGAATAACAATAAACTGTTAGATGAAGCTATAGATTTTTTTAAAAATGATGGTGATGTTAAAGCATATGATAGTGCTCTATACATAAAAAATAAGCTATCTGCTGGAGGTAATATATGGGATAGCTCTATAAACATATATGACAATAATATTGGTGCTCTAACTGGAAGAAATATGACTTCAGTTCTACACCCAATAGAAGATAGATCATTGACTATTGGTGAGTGTTTATATATTATGAGTTTTCCAATTGATTTTGAGTTATTAGGTGGAAAAAAGAATATGAATCATATTGCACAAAATGTTCCAGTACACACAGCACGTGACATTGTTCTTGAAGCAAAAAAATTTATTCTTGGTGAATTAGAATTTTCAAACTCTGATTTTGTTAAGCAGAATAATTGGAAAGAAGAAATAGATTTTGAGTCTCATTCAGAAGAACAAATTATTGATTTGTTTGAGAATCAGTAAAGTTCTTATATTTTAAATAATTTCAACGTCTATGATATATAGTTGCAATATGTTAAACTAATCATAATTTTAAGGAAAAATAAATGGCTGAATATAATTCATGTGCTGATCTTATTCAAGATAAAGACAAAGTAACAGAAATTGAAAATGCATTCATTGAATCTGATGATCCTTTGCAAGACATGCTTAACATGCAAAATTGGCTACAGACAATTCTTGCAAAGAAACTACCAGAAGATAACATTAGTCCAGACCAAGTAAAAACAAAAGGTCAGATGGTTGATTGGATGGATCGTAACTACGATGCTATCATGGATGAGTTTCGAGAGCTGAAGAATGCTATTGGTGGTATGAGCAAAGGCGAAAAAGAAGCATCTGCTGTTTGGAAAAAGTGGAAGGCGAATCATCAAGATATTTCAAATGAGTTAATTTCTGAGATGCCTGATGAAGATCGGCTTGAAATGCTATTTGAAATGATTGACATCTGGCACTTTATGATGAACAAATTTCTTGCACTTGGACTTACTTCCAAAGACATCTATATTCTATATATGTTGAAGAACGCTGAAAACAAACGTCGTTATGATAGTGGATATTGATTCTAAATTGTTCATAAATTGCTAGCAAACTTTGATATAATAAAAGGATGGTGTAAAGCCATCCTTTTTTATTGGAGATTTTAATGTCATCAGATCAAATGTTCTACACTTATTACTATAAACAAGGTAATAAGATATTAATTCGCTACAAGTCAAACAACGATCCTGTCACTAAATCAAAAGTAGTAGATTTCTATAAGCCAACACTATATACAGTGACAGAAGAAGAGACAGGCTTAAAGAATATCTACAATCAAGACGTTAAAGCAGTTGAATTTGATTCAATGCGAGACGCTAAAGGATTTGCTGAAGAGTACAAAGAACTTCCAGAAATAGGAATCTGTGGTAACTCTGATTATGCCAATCAGTTTATGATCGAATTGTTTGAAGGTAAAACTCCAGACTACAACGCCGATCTTATTCGTATTGGTATGACTGACATCGAGGTTCATGCAACCGATGGCTTTCCTGATCCTTATGAAGCAAAGTATCCAATCAACGCTATCACCACATATGATTCTGTAACAAAAGTTTTTACGACACTTGGTCTTGAATATGATGGTTGTGGCGGTTGGTCGAAAGATAATGTTGACAAAAAGATCAAAGACCTAAAAGTTAAGTATATTGGTTTTATGGATGAAGAATCTCTACTTCGTGCATTCCTATCCTATGTACAAGAAAGCAGATTTGATGTACTGACTGGTTGGCACTCTGAAGGTTTCGACGTACCTTACATTGTAAACAGATGTAACAAAGTACTTGGTGAAGCATACACCAAAAAGATGCTATCTCCGTTCAATAAAATCGATGAACGTGAAGTAAGAGCTAACTTTGGTCAAATGCAAACTGTTTATAACTTTGTAGGTATGCCTCATCTCGACTACATGCAAATCTACAAGAAGCATACTTATACTCCACGTGAATCATATCGTCTTGATTTTATCGGTCATGCTGAACTTGGCGAAGAAAAGTTGACTTATGATGATTATGGCGATCTTCAAGACTTATATGAAAAGAACTATCAACTATTCATTGACTACAACATTCGTGACGTAGATATCATCAAACGTCTAGATGAAAAGCTTGGACTGATGTCTCTCATATATGCTATGTCTTACTATTCTCTATGTAACTTTGAAGATACAATGGGTACTGTAAAGATATGGGAAAAGCTAGTTGCTAAATTCCTCTATAGTAAAAATGTCGTTCCTCCATTCCGTCGTGAAAAGATTATTGAAGAACGAGAGTTTGAAGGTGCATACGTTAAAGAACCAATAAAAGGATTTCATGATTGGGTTGTATCATACGACTTAAATTCACTATACCCTCACATAGAGCAGCAATGGAACATTGGGCCTGAAACTCATGTTCCTATAAATGTTTTTAAAGAAAAAGCATTAGAGGAAATTAATGAAAGACTTAAAGACTTTGATTAAAGAATACTTTTTAACCAATAAAGGTCATCTTAATTCATGTTACAGATTTTGATGTACTGTCTAAATATGATAATATATGCTCTTTATTAAGTTCTGCTTTATCAATTAATGATACTATCGTATATTCTAGAAAATGTACAGTAAAGTCAATATTAGAATCCAATAGCATTTATAGATATTACGACTGTGGACAGAAGAGGTACGAATGGATAAAAAAAGATTATTAGAACTTAAAGAATACTTAGAGAACGATTTTAAAAAAGAAATAGATAAAGTCAATGTTAACTATTTCTTAAATGAGAATATGTCTAAAGACTTATCGGATGTTTTAAATATAACAGATATGACTATTACAGCAAACGGTGAATGCTATCGTACAGATCGAATGTCTTTCTTTTCTGAAATCAAACGTGAAATATATTCTGAACGTAAATCATACAAGAAAAAGATGCTAGGCTATAAACAACAGAATGTTGATGCTGATGAAAGTGGAAGCAAATCTGATAAAGATAAATATGATGCTTTAGAGTCTGCTGCTAATAACATGCAGATGGGTCTGAAGATTCTACTTAACGGTGGCTATGGTGCTCTTGGTAACAAACACTTCTTATACTATAAGGTAGAGAATGCTGAAGCTATCACCATGTCAGGACAATTGATCAATCGCTGGACATGTAGCTACATCAATGAATTCTTACAGAAGATATTTGATTCAAAGCAAGCTTTCTGGATTTACAGTGATACTGACTCTGGTTACTTTACGATCAAGCCGTTTGTTGATACGCTTAAAGATATGGATCGTGCTAAGCTACTTAATACAATTGAACATTTCTCAGACGAAGTGATTCAACCTAAGATTGAAGAACGCTGTCAAGAGCTTGCTGATTATATGAACTGTTATGAGCAGCGTATGTTTTGGAGTAGAGAGATCATATCCAATCGCGCAGTATGGGTAGGCAAAAAGAAATATGTCATGTCTGTATTTGACGATGAAGGTACTCGCTATCTTAATGATCCCTACTATAAAATTATGGGTATGGAGTCAGTTAAGTCTAGCACTCCACAATGGGCTAGAACATATCTGAAAGAATGCTACCGTGTATGTATTAATGAATCAGAAGAAACACTACAGAAGCGTGTTCAAGAGATCGTAGATGAATTCCACTCTTTATCTATCAATGATATTGCAATGCCACGTGGTGTTAACAATATTGGTAAGTGGTACGATGAAGATAAACTGTTTAAGAGCGGTACACCAAAGAATGTTAAAGCTGCGATTAATCATAATCAAATGATAAAGAAATTGAATCTTAAACGAATCGAGCCTATCACTGATGGAAATAAAATCAAGTTCGTTGAACTGAAAATGCCTAATCCTACAAGTGTTGATGTAATCGGATTTGACACTTATCTTCCAAAAGAATTTGAACTCGAAAAATATGTAAATCGTGAGCTTATGCTAGAAAAGTCATTCTTACAACCACTTCGTATCTATCTCGATGTGATTCGATATTCGGAAGAAGAAAAAGTTGATATGTTTAGCTTTTGATATCATTATCTAATAGATGTGTGTTACAATATATCATATTCACTCGATAGCAAAGAGATACTTATGGCAAAACTTATACTTACATTAGAATCAAACTCTGGAAAAGAGGATTTGTTTCGAGAGCTACTTACGACTTGTAGCACTAAGACAGGTGTATCAGGGACAGTAAACGAAGCAGTAAGTTCAGCTGATGAATATATGTTTACGATTGATTTTGATACGGCTGAAAATACAATATGCTTTATTGATCAAATGTTCTTTCAAATCGAAGCTCCTGATGAAGGACATGAAGATTTGATTAAATCTGACTTTTCAATCTTTTCCGATGGAGAAGATAAGAAAGTTTCTTCATATCTAACTACAAGGCTTCATAAAAGTTTACAATACGATATTCAATTGCTTGATATGGTAGCAAGTAGTATTGCCGAAGATACTGAATTTCTTAACTCATCTCAAGACAACGTCAAGAAGCGTTTAACTAGTGTAGAAGAGTATCTAAAGAAAAGTGGTATTATCTACTATCAGCAATTCATGACAGATGTCGTTGATGTTTTAGGAGATGCAGGTTTCCTAGACAAAGAAAAGGTAAAGAACAAACTGTTTAATACACTTCACTAAGGAATCATATATGGGTTTAGCAGATAAGTTTGCAAAATCAACAAAGCTCTATGGAGCTGGTAAATTTTCAAAAATACTAGAAAAGGAAAAGAAACTACATGACACTGGAGTGTATGGTCTTAACCTTGCTTTCAGTGGTGATCTATTAAATGGTGGACTGAATCAAGGTGTTACTTGTCTAGCGGGTAAATCCAAGTCATTCAAAACTCTGTTTGGTCTGATTGCGTGTAAGGCGTATCTCGATGCTTATCCTGATGCTCACATGATCTTCTATGATTCTGAAGGTGGTGCTTCACAAGAGTACTTTGAATCAGTAGGCATTGATGTTGAGCGTGTTATCTATGTTCCAGTGATGAACGTTGAAGAGTTAAAGTTTGACTTGGTCACTAAGCTTGAAGACATTCGTGCAGAATATGAATCCGCTAAAAAAGAAGAAGATAAACCAAGGTTTGTTGTCTTTGTGGATTCAATTGGTAACCTTGCGTCTATCAAAGAAGTACGAGATGCAATGTCTGACAATCCTGCTGCTGATATGGGTACACGTGCTAAGGCTCTGAAAGCATTCTTTCGTATCGCAACTCCTTACTTTGATCGATGTGAAATGTCAATGATTGGCACTATGCATACTTATGATGATATGGGATCAATGGGTGCACCGAAACAGATTATGTCAGGTGGTTGCTTACTTCCTGGTACTCGTATTCTTACAGCACAAGGATCATATAAGAATATTGAAGATATTGAAGTAGGTGAGTTTGTTGCTACTAAGAATGGTATGAAAGAAGTACACCAGACTTGGAATCCAAAAACTTTAGAAAATGGAAATCCACAATGTATCTCTGTAGAGTTTGAAGATGGATTTATTGTGGAATGTAGTGAAAATCACAAGTTCCTTGTAAATGATCAGTGGGTAGAAGCAAAAGACCTTAAACCCGGAGATGATGCTCAAATTAAAGCTAAGAAGGGTGCTAAATGAAAGTAAAAAGTGTTGAACGAATCGGTAAGCATAATGTATATGATATCTCTGTTAGAGATGAAGAAAACTATGTACTAGAAAATGGTGTTATCACTCATAACACTGGACCAATGTATTCTGCTAACAACGTATTCATTGTCGGTAAACGGCAGATCAAAGAAGGTAAAGATGTTATCGGTTGGCAGTTCATTCTTAACGTTGAAAAGTCTCGTACTATTCGAGAGAAGTCAGCGATTCCATTTGAAGTTCTTTATGGCAGTGGCTTAGATACTTATTCTGGTCTACTTGATATTGCGATTGCTACAGGGCATGTTGTTAAACCTAAGATGGGTTGGTATGCAAGAGCAAATGTTGAAGACGATAAAAACTGGCGTCGTAAAGAAACATCAACTACAAAATTCTGGGACCCTATACTGAAAGATACAACATTCAATGAAGCTGTTAAGAGTATGTATTGCTTCGGTGGTGGTGATCCTTTGCTTCAGAGCAAGATCGATGATATGCTCAACGACGGCGAAGAACTTGATGAAGACACTGGAGAGATTCTTAATTCTGAAGAATAATCCAATAAACAATGATATAATAGAGGGTTCTTAAACGGACCTTCTTTTTCTATAGGGATTCTCATGGTATCAATAGAACAATCCATCTTTAAAGCATTACTATATTCTGATGAGTTTGTTCGAAAAGTTTTACCTTATCTTGAGAGTGAATATTTTGATGGATATCAAAAGACACTATTTGAAACGTATAAAGAACTATTCGACAAATACAATACCGTTCCTAATCTTGATGCTTTAGCAATCTCCCTACAGAAGAGATCTATTTCAGAAGGTGAATTCTCTGAGATTGTCGAACTGATTGATGAATGCTATAATGATAAAGATGATCTTCCTAACATTGACTGGCTTGTAGACGAGACAGAAGATTACTGTAAGAATAAGAAACTTTATTCTGCGATCTACCGATCAATTAACATTCTTGATGGAAATGATAAAGAGTTAGATGCTCATGCTATTCCTGACATGTTGGATGATGCTTTGTCTGTATCGTTTGACACTACGATTGGTATGGAGTTCTTTGATGATGCTGACCGTCGTCATGACATGTATACAGACGAAGATGCTAGAGTTCCATTTTCTCTGTCTGCTCTAAACCGATTGTCAAATGGTGGGCATAAACGAAAAGCATTAAGCTGTATCCTAGCGGGCACGAATGTGGGCAAGTCTGCTATGATGTGTTATCTTGCGGGTGAATTACTCAAGCAAGGTAAAGATGTTCTGTATATCACAATGGAGATGGCAGAAGAATTGGTGATGCAACGTGTTGAGGCTAACCTTCTCGATATATCGACAGATGATCTTGAGAAACTTTCTAAAGAACAGTATCTTAAAAAGGTTGATAAAGTTAAGTCAAAGACTCATGGTCGATTCTTTGCGAAAGAATACCCAACTAGCGCAGCTCACTCTGGCCACTTCAGACATTTGCTTAAAGAACTCAAACAGAAGAAAAAATTTAATCCTGACTTCGTCTTCATCGACTATATCAATATCTGTGCATCTTCCAGATATAAATCAATGGCAGGAGTGAATTCGTATACGTACATTAAAGCAATCGCCGAAGAGCTTCGTGGTCTCGCTGTGGAATTTGAAATTCCTATTATGACTGCGACTCAAATCAATCGTGATGGCTTCAATGATAAATCACCAGATATGACTTCTACCAGTGAATGTCTTGATCCATATAGTGTCATAACTGAAAAAACTAAGGGTGATATACTACTAAAGGATGTTTCAGTTGGAGATGAAATATTGTCACATGACGGATATAAAGTTGTAAGAATGAAACACTGTCCAAAAATTAAAAAGTCATATAGAATTAAAATGAAATCAGGAAAAGAAATTATATGCAGTGCTGATCATGTTTTTCCAACAAAAGATGGCCGTATGTCAATAAACGATGGATTAAAAATAAGTAGTAAAATTAGTTCTTATTGAGTTTAAATGCTTTCCGGTATAATAGAATATCATGGAATAGCATGGCACCCTATAAGTATCGAAGATGATGGTGTCTTTAGATATATTGGGGAATTTTTTGGCAAAAATAGAGAAGATGCCTATCTAAAAGATAAGTATAAAGAAGAAGTTGCTAGAGACAATGGATTTAAGATATTCTCTGTCTGGTCAATTGAAACAAACAAAGAATATAAAGTACTTAAGTTTATAGAGGAAAGTATTAATGAACAATAATATTTATGAGAAATGTTTAGTACAAGCAGATAAATTGATGAAATTTGACAGCAGTATTGAGTTAGATATTTTTCAGATAGCCGATTATATTTACAAAGAAGAAATTAATAAAAAGGAGCGCGAAGAATATACTGATCAAAAGCTAATTAATTTTAATGATGAAATAATTGAAATTGAAGAATTAGATGAAAGAGAGCTTATAGACATCTCTGTGTCTGGTGATAATTTGTTTTATGCTAATGACATCTTAACAAAAAACAGTTTCGGATTACCTGCGACACTAGATTGGTTTATTGCTGTAACACAAGATGAAGTGTTGAAAGATAATGGGCAACAGTGTGTTCATCTTCTTAAAACTCGTTGGGGCAATAAATCTCATGCAAAACCAGAGCTTGTCAATATCGATTGGGATAAGATGAGATATTCTGATGTAGGTGGAGAACCAGAACAAACAGCTAAAAAGGTAGGCAAGCGAAAGCCAGGTGATGGTAAGAAAAAGCTTGAAAAGAAAGTCACAGACATAGAGTGGGATTAAGCCATGTTTAGAAAAAAGAAAAAAGATGAGCTGATCAGTGCCTTTGAAGCTTCTGATCTTGCAAAATCAATAAGAGAAAAAGAAGCTCGCTATCGAGAAAAAGAAATGGACATAGCAGAAAAGATTAGTTATCGAGCAAACCTTGGTGTAAAAATTGCTTATATTCTGTAATACTTGGTGAGGAAGAGAATATAATGAAACTC